AGAAAAACTAAAGTTTTTTAAATTAAATGATACAGTACAATTACCAACATTTGCCACAAGAGAATCGGCATGTTTTGATATATGTGCAAATTTAATTGATGGTGAAGAAATAGAATATTATCAAGCAATCTCAACTAAATCAGTACCTAGGCGAATTGCTTTTGATATAAATAGTAGTAGATCATTTATACAACTTAATAATATGGAAAGAATGTTAATTCCTACTGGACTTATCGCAGATATTCCAAAAGGATTTTCAGTTCGACTACATTCAAGGTCTGGTCTGGCATTTAAACAGGGAGTTTATCTCGCAAATTGTGAGGGGATTATTGACAGCGATTATGTCGATCCCATTTTTGCAATGGTTACGAACATCAGTAACGTACCCGTGAGAATTTATAATGGAGACAGAATATGCCAAGGAGAACTGGTTCGGTGTGAAAAATATACATTGAATGAGTCTGATGAGGCCCCTACTCAAAAAACAGATAGAGAAGGTGGTTTTGGTTCAACTGGTACGTAGTTTTTACTTACCAATGTCACATTAATTTAATAACGGAGTACAAATGTTAGAAAAAGCAGTAGGATGGATGCGTAGTCTTACCGAAGCAGGAATTGCCTTAATCGCACTTGGTGTGGTTCTGCAAATTCTATGGCCGGGTTCCGCATCAGTTCCTTTTATTGGTCTAGATGTCGTAGGAAACGTTCTTGGTCTAGTTAAGTCTTTAGGCGGAGAAGGTCTTATGGGTCTAATTGCAGTCTGGATTCTTTGGGGTATCTACAATAGAAAGTAGAGACTTGACAAATTCAAAACTTATGGTATAATATAAGTATGTGAATTTTATATTATGGAAATAAAACTGAAAGGGGTGCTGGTTAATCCTTTGGTGTCCTCGCCCCTTTCTTTTATTATGAAACAGAATTGGCAAATTGAAGAAAACGAAATGGAAACAAAATTTAAGTTAGTAGTAAAGGACTCTGGTAGTTATACAGCAGATTCGTTTACTGAGTTAATTTGGATTGTTTTACGACATCGCCTCCAACATCTATGTAAAGGTGAAGGATGGCGTGATTGAGGTTGTCCATAGTGGAAACCTCGTAACTGTCACCCGCTCTTGCGAATGAGGGGTGAATTTTAATAACCTCGCTTTATAAGGAGGAATTATGGTACAATTTCGCGCATCACATATGCCCATGAATTTTGGGGATATGGAAAAGGCCCTCGGCTTTACTGTAGGGTTTGATTCAATGTTTGATAGGTTGTTTGGAGCCCTAGATCATCCAAACCCAAATCCCAACAACAAACAAGGTTATCCACCTTACAATATCAGAAAAGATGGAGAAACCAAGTATTTCATCGAAATGGCCGTTGCAGGTTTTTCGGAGGAAGATCTTGAAGTTGAATTGAAAGAAGGAATTCTCTCAGTTCAATCTAAACCTTTGAATGAGGAAGATGAAACAACTTATGTTCATCGTGGCATTGCCAAGAGAACATTTGAAAGGAACTTCACTCTTTCTGATGATGTTATTGTGAAGGGATGTGGATTGATCAATGGTATGTTGACTGTTGAACTTGAAAAAGTGATTCCAGAGGAAAAACGAGCACGTTTAATTCCTATTGGATCTAAAAAAATCAAGTCAATTAACTAATTGACATTCGATGCGCCCATCAGTACTTTGTGCTGGTGGGCTTTTTTGTTTATGAAAGAATTTCCATATTATCCAACTGATTATACTTGGAGGAGAAAAGAATTTAATCAATTTCTTCAATATCAAGATAGTTTATGGGAAAATAAAGACATTAAACAGACCATGCATGGATTAGCATTATGTTGGTCTTATATGCCCCATAGTTGGGCAGTTCGTTGTAATAATATGAACTCTCCTTTGCAAACTTTTGAAAATGATATAAAAAAAGTCCTTAAAAAAATGAATCAAATGGGGCATGGTACTACCCCTTCTGGTATGAGAAAAACATTAAGAATAATGACAGGCTCACAAGGAGTTAGTAATTTTAGACCAACGGCAGCACATGCAATTTATAATAGATTCCTTCCTGACGGCGGAACAACTTGGGATATGTCAGGTGGATATGGTGGAAGATTATTAGGTGCAATTAAATCTCAAATAAATTATATTGCTACTGAACCGGCAACAGAAACGGTCAAAGGATTGAAAGAAATTATTGTAGATTGGAGCCATATTTCAACTATTTTTAGAAAAGTTCCACACTTTGAAATAGTACAAAAAGGTAGTGAGGATTTTCTTCCAGATAAAGAATCATTAGATTTATGCTTTACCTCCCCACCATATTTCAATACAGAAAAATATTCAGATGAAGAAACTCAAAGTTATGTAAAATTCCCTGAGTGGTGGTTATGGGCTTCAGGATTTCTAAGAAAGACTATACAGAATTGTCAATATGGATTGAAACAAAATCGTTATATGTTGATTAATATTGCCAATGTTAGTTCATTTAATAATTTAGAAGATGCAACTGTAACGATAGCAAAACAAGAAGGTTTCGTACATGAAGATACTTATAGATTGGCTTTATCAAAAATTAGAGGCAACGGATTTAAGTATGAACCAATATTTGTTTTTAGGAAAAGATGAAGAGATATATAATACAGAAGAATAAATTTTAAACCTATCATTCGGAGATTAAAAAAATGTGTGGAAACGAACATTGCAATTGTGAAAATTGCACCTGTGATCCATGTGGATGCACAGCAGAAAATCAATGCGAATGTGAATAATTATGGAGAAAAATTATGTTACCATTAGCAGGACTATTATTTAATGTTATTTCTAGCCTTGTCGTAGACAAAGCAACAGATTTAGCAACTGAACATGTGGAAAATATGTTAGAAGATATCCTTCCAGATAGTGCTAAAAAAGAATTGGATAAAATCATAAAAGAAGATTCACACCATACTTTCACAAATGCTAAAGATGCATTGATGGGTGCGGTTGAAGGCAAACTACCTATTCTTAAGGCAGATGGAACACTCAAACCAATAGAAATATCATTTAAAGTTACGTATGATCCTACATCCGGATCAGTTGACATAGAAAAAGAATAAGGAGATTATGGCTGATATACTAAGATTATCAAAGAATTTTGCTCTATCAGAAATGGTGAAGAGTGCCACAGCAGAAAGGTTACGCGTAGATAATTCTCCTAGCTCAATACATTTGGTAAATCTGACACATCTTTGCATTAATATTCTACAACCAGTTAGAGATCAGTTTGGAGTAATTACAATTAACTCTGGCTATAGGAGTCCTGCACTAAATGCAAAGGTTGGCGGATCTAAAACTAGTCAGCATTGTAATGGCCAGGCTGCAGATTTTGAAAGTTTTTCAACACCAAATCCAGATTTAGCAAAATGGATTACTAAGAATTTGGATTTTGATCAAATCATCTTAGAGTTTTATGATGGTGTTGATCCAAATAGTGGATGGATACATTGTAGTTACAATTTGATGGGCAATCGTAAAAAAATAATGACTGCCCTTAAAACTAAAAGTGGTGTAGTATATAGAAACGGTTTTGTTAGTAAATAATGAAAATTATAGATGATTTTTTAGATCAAGATGATTTTTATGAGTTGCAAACTTTTATGGTGGGACCTGAACCTGCGCTTCCTTGGTATTATAATTCGATAATTGATTCTGATGATGATGTAGACAAATTTCAATTTACTCATCTTTTTTATACTGACTGGGTTCCAATTTCTTCATCAATGAAAATATTAAATCCCATTTTAATCAAAATAGACCCAGTATCATTATGGCGAATAAAAGCAAATTTACTTACGAGGACATCGAATATTGTTGAAAATGAATTTCATCAAGACGCTGGTGAACACGAAAAACTATCGAAACAATGGACAACTGCTATTTTTTATATGAATACTAATAATGGATACACCGAATTTGAAGATGGAACAAAAGTTGAAAGTGTTGCAAATAGAATAGTTATATTTCCAACTAATACGAAACATCGGGGAACATCATGCACAGATGAAAGAACTAGAGTTGTTATAAATTTCAATTATTTAATTAAAAATGAAATCGTTTCTGCATAAAATACAGGGAATTGGAATTAAATTCTATCTTCAATTCTTGTTCACCATTGGTGCTTTTCTTTCAAGGCCAACATGGGTTGACAAACACATAAAAGTGTGTTATAATAGATTAGATGAAATTAATAGTGATTATGATAAACAAACCCGAACCAACTGGTATCCTAAAAAATAAATGTCCAAATTTTATACTAGTGTAGTATGTCTTGGTGATTACATCTTTGAGAGAGGCATCGAAGACGGCCTTCCTTTTAATGAAAAACAAGAGTTCAAGCCTACCTTATATATTCCTACCACAACTAAAACAGATTGGAAAACCTTAGAGGGTGATCCGGTCGGTCCTGTCCAATGGGGATCTATCAAAGAAACCCGTGCAGCAATGAAGAAGTATGACGGCGTAGATAATATGAAAATCTATGGTCATACTAATTATAATTATTCCTTTATTGCAGATACCTATCCCGAAGAACAAATCGATTACAATTTTGAACACATCAAGATAATGTTTCTTGATATTGAAGTCGGTTCAGAACACGGTTTTCCAAATCCTCAACGTGCCGATGAAGAAGTAACTGCAATTACAATCAAGGTAAATGAAGATATTCAAGTTTGGGGTTGTTCTGAATTTCAAAATGGACAAGAAAATATTACATACAATAAGTGTGGTGATGAAAGACAATTATTAGAACAGTTTGTCATGTATTGGCAACAAAATTGTCCTCATGTAATTTCTGGTTGGAATACTAAAACATTTGATACTCCATATTTGGTTAATAGAATTCGTGGAGAATTGGGCGAATCATGGGTTAAGAAATTGTCGCCATGGGGGTTCGTAAAGGAACAAAAGATTTTCGGTATGGGCGGAAAGGAAGTTCAGACATACGAAATATATGGTGTATCAGAAATTGATTACTTGGATGCCTATAAGAAATTTACTTATACCAATCAAGAG